AACTGATTATTAATGATTTTAATATTATTGAAGAGATGTCAACCTTTGTTAGAAGAGGTCAAAGTTGGCAGGCTGATGAAGGAAATACAGACGATTTGATGATGTGTCTAGTCATATTTGGTTGGTTATCAAACCAGCCATTCTTTAAAGAGATGACAGATACAAACGCAAGACAAATGTTATATGAAGAACAACAAGCCTTAATTGAACAGGATATGGCACCATTTGGATTTGTAGATGATGGCACACCAGACCACGAAAAACCTGAAGTAGATGAATATGGTACTGTCTGGCATCCAGTGGTTCGTAAAGGATTATAGTCTAATTTACAGTTATTATAAATATCAGTAAGGTTGAATTTTGAATATGGGCATAAGAAAACTTATGAGTTTTGAATATTTTAAACAATTAAAGATAATTAGCTAATTAAAGGAGAAAACCTAATGGCATTTCAAGTATCACCAGGTGTTCTCGTACAGGAAAAAGACCTAACTAGAATCATACCTGCTGTTTCTACATCTATAGGTGCAGTTGCTATCCAAGCAACTAAAGGACCTTTAGATGAGATAGTAAGTATCTCTAGTGAGCAAGAATTGGTAAGCACATTCGGTAAACCTGACTCAAATACTTTTGAGGGATTTTTTACCGCTGCTAACTTCTTATCATACTCTAACGCTCTAAGAGTTGTCCGTGTTACGAACTCATCTGTATCAAATGCTACCGAAAGTGGTAGTACATTTGTTATTAAGAATACAACTGATTACCAAGATAACTTTGCCGCTGGACAAGCTTCTGTTGGTTTATGGGCAGCTAGAACAGCTGGTGCATGGGGAAACAATTTAAAAATTGAATCATGCCCGTCTGCTACTGCTTATGAAGAAACTGCTAAAACAACTGTCAATGACGCAGCTACAGCTGCAGGAGATACGGTTGTAACAGTTACATCAGGATCAGGTATCACAGCAGGAGATATTGTTAATTTTGGTGACAATTATGAATATAGAGTTATTAGTGTTGCAACTAATGATTTAACAATAGTTAGAAAAGAAGAACCACAATACTTCACAGCTTCTGACTCTTCAGGTTTACACGCAGCTATCACAGATGGCTCAAATGTAAGAAGAAGATGGAGATACTATGACTTATTTGATAAAGCACCAGGAACTTCACCATATGCACAAGCAAGAGGTGGTTCAGGTGACGAAATTCACATAGTTGTAGTTGACGAAGATGGTGGAATTACAGGTACAAAAGGAGATATATTAGAAACTTTTGGTGCTGTGTCTAAAGCTTCAGACGCAAAATCACCACAAGGAGATACTAATTACTATCCAGATGTAATCTATAATAAATCTTCTTACATTTACTGGATGGACCACAATTCATCTGGTTCAAACTGGGGCTCAGCTGCTTCAGGAACAACTTACACTTCAGTAACAACTGTAAGCGTAGTTTCATTATTAAACGGTTCAGATGGTTCAGCCGCAACAACAGCTCAAAAGTTAACTGCTTATGAGAAATTTCAGGATGCTGAAACTGTTGATGTTGGTTTAATTATGGCCGCTAATGGTGATGCTACACACGCAGGTAACCTTATTACAATCGCAGAAAACAGAAAAGATGCAGTAGCATTTGTATCTCCTGAAAGAAGTGATGTTGTAGGTGTTGCTGATTCAAATACACAAAAAGATAATGTGATTGGTTTCTTTAACGGAATCAATTCATCTTCATATGTTGTATTTGACAGTGGTTACAAATATATGTACGACAGATACAATGATGTTTACAGATATGTCCCATTAAACGGTGACATGGCTGGACTAGCTGCTAGAACAGACTTAGTAGCGGATGCTTGGTATTCACCAGCAGGCTTTAACAGAGGTATTGTTAGAGGCGTTGTGAAACTTGCATTTAATCCAACTAAAACACAAAGAGATGAATTATACAGAGCTAGAGTAAATCCTGTGGCAACATTCCCAGGACAAGGTACTGTATTATTCGGTGATAAAACTGGATTGTCAGCACCTTCAGCATTTGATAGAATCAATGTTAGAAGACTGTTCATCACTTTAGAGAAGGCAATTTCAACTGCTTCTAAATTCCAATTGTTTGAATTCAATGATGAATTTACAAGAGCGAACTTTAGAAACATTGTAGAGCCTTTCCTAAGAGAGGTACAAGGTCGTAGAGGTATCACAGACTTTTTAGTAGTGTGTGATGAAACTAACAACACAGGCGAAGTAATTGATAGAAATGAATTTGTTGCTGAGATTTTCATTAAACCAGCAAGAAGTATCAACTTTATTACATTACAATTCGTTGCAACTAGAACTGGCGTTTCGTTTGACGAAGTAGCAGGTTAAGAAGGAGATAAAAAATGGCAAACATTAACGACTTCAAAGCTAAACTTGCAGGTGGCGGCGCTAGAGCTAACCAGTTTAAGGTAACTATGCCTTTTCCTGGATATGCAGCTGTTGGCGGTGAAATCGAAGACTTAGCTTTTTTATGTAGAGCGACTACAATTCCTGCAATGGTAGTAGGTAACATTAATGTTCCTTTCCGTGGCAGACAAATTAAAATCGCTGGAGATAGAACATTTGAAGATTGGTCTGTAACTGTATTAAATGACACAAATTTCAAACTAAGAAATGCGTTTGAAAGATGGCAAAACGGTATCAACAACATGACTGACAATGAGGGTTTAACTAATCCTGTTGACTATCAAGTTGATGCTTTTGTCGACCATTTAGACAGAAACGGAAATACAATTAAATCTTACACTTTAAGAGGATTGTATCCAATCAACATTGCTGCTATTGATTTGAACTTTGATGAAGCGACTGCTATCGAAGAATTTTCGGTAACATTTGCGTATCAATACTTTGAAAGTAATACAACCACTTAATTTTTAAGTGGATAAGTATTACCGTAATATAATTAAGAGGTAATATAATGGCTGAATTATTTGGATTTTCTATCACTAGGCTGAAAAAGCAGTCGGATCCAAAGCAAAGCTTTACTACAGCTCCAGCGGATGACGGTACACAAACTGTCGCCGCTGGTGGCTATTTTGGACAATACCTGGACATGGAAGGTACTGCCAAAACTGAAGCTGACTTAATCCGAAGATATAGAGAAATTTCATTACACCCCGAGTGCGACATGGCAATCGAAGATATTGTCAATGAAGCAATTGTGGCTAATGAACTCACTGCCGCTGTAAAGGTAAATGTAGAAAATCTACCTTACGGTCCAGATGTTAGAAAAAAGATTGAAGATGAATTTAACGAAGTGTTAAGACTCATGCAGTTTAACACAAAAGGCCACGACATTTTTAGAAGATGGTATGTTGATGGTCGTATTTTCTATCAAAAGATTATTGATAGAGATAGTCCTAAAAAAGGAATCACAGAATTAAAATATATCGACCCTCGTAAAATAAAAAAGATTAGAGAGGTTAGAAAGAAAAGACCAGACGGTCCTACACCACACGGTCTATCAGTTGTAGATGAATTTGTTGAATACTATATGTTCAATGAAAAAGGTGTTATGAATTCAACATCTGGTGGTATTAAGATTGCACCGGATACAATTGCATTTTGTCCTTCAGGTTTAATTGACCAAACTAAAAATATGGTCTTGTCTTATTTACATAAGGCAATTAAGCCAGTCAATCAATTAAGAATGATTGAAGACGCAACTGTTATTTACAGAATTGCAAGGGCACCTGAAAGAAGAATTTTCAAAATTGATGTAGGTAATTTACCTAAAGTTAAAGCAGAACAATATTTAAGAGATGTTATGGCAAGATACCGTAACAAACTTACATATGATGCTAACACAGGTGAAATTAGAGATGACAGAAACTATATGTCAATGTTGGAAGATTTCTGGTTACCAAGTAGAGAAGGTGGCCGAGGAACAGACATTACTACTTTGCCTGGCGGTCAAAACTTAGGTGAGATTGCAGACATTGAATATTTTAGAAGTAAACTATATCGTTCTTTAAATGTACCAGCAAGTCGTTTAGAGGCAAACAACGGTTTCAATTTAGGTAGAGCTTCTGAGATTACAAGAGATGAACTTAAATTTACTAAGTTTGTACAAAGATTAAGAAAGAAATTTACTGAATTATTTAATGATTTATTAAGAACACAATTAGTATTAAAAGGTGTTATTAATGAAGAAGATTGGATTTCAGTAAGAGATAGTATTAACTATGATTTCATCCAAGATGGCCATTTCGCTGAATTAAAGAATACTGAAATGATGCGAGAAAGATTACAATTGGCTAACGAGATGAGAGATTATATTGGTAAATTCTATTCTGTAGAGTATGTTAGAAAGAATGTTCTTAAACAAAACGCTAGAGAAAGAGAAGATATTGATAAACAAATTAAGAAAGAAATTGAAGACGGGATTATTTCTTCACAAGAAACAGACCCTAATTCAACATTATAAGGAGTAATGAAATGAGTGAAAACACAAAAGCATTTATTGACGCTTTACAAACAGGTGACAACATGGCAGCCGGTGACGCATTTAAAGATGCGTTAAGAGATAAAGTTGGTGCAGCTTTAGATACAAGAAGACAAGAATTAGCTTCTTCTTTATTTAATAAAGCAACTAATGAGGCTATGCCACATAGTGACCCTAAACCTGAGATTGCTGACCCAGCGACATTTGACCAACAAGGTAATGTTGTTGCAATGGGTAAGGCAAATGACGGTCAAGCAGAAATTGATTTAACGCAAGATGCAAAAGAAACTGAGTAATTTATTAAACAAAGATTTAATTGACTCAAAGTCGTTTGCGTCTTTATCGCCTTTGATGAAAGAAGCGATAACAGATGTGTTCAATTTAATTGAAAAAGAAACAGGTGATATTATAGAAAAATTTGAATCAGCAGTTGATAAAGTAGCTGAACATCATAATATTAATACACAATTGTTTTATGATTACTTTGACAAAGAATTAGACGAACAATTAGGAGAATAAAAATGGCATGGGTTACAGTACCAGGTTCAGATGGCATTTGGGAGTATGATAACGCCGCTACGGTGACGGACACATATCCTGATTCAGCTGATGGTGCAAACTCAGTTATTTCTGGTGGTATAAGAACATATACACATCCTAGTGATAGTCGTACTGTTCAAGTTTATATAAAAACAAGAAAAGTTGGTGAAACAAAAGAGCGTGGTGAGTTATCAAAAACTTTCTATGATAGTACCTCAGGTCATATTGGATTTTAATTGTGGCTATTACAACATCTAAATTAGTCGATAACGACTTTAAGATAATTGTAAACTCAAACGGTATTGGTGGTGAGTTTCAACAAAAGTTAGTTGATGTAATAGGTTCTAATAATGCTTCAAGTGAACCAAAAGTTTCAATTGCAAATATGCAATACGAAATTGAAGGTACTGGACAGATAACAGTATTTTTTAAAAATGATGCAACTAAAAAAGTTGTCATATCTGGTAGAGGTAATTGGGGACTAAAACCAGATGAAGTTAAGATACAAGACCCCATTGGAGATATATTACTAAACAGTAGTGACGCAGTTACAAAATATAATATTGTAATTGAATGTCATAAAGAGGCAGGATACAAATAATGGCAGACACAGTAACAACACAAACTATAGCTGATACCTCTGGTGTTAAGTTTGTTACCAAATTAACAAACATCTCAGATGGTACTGGTGAAACTCTAGTAAAAAAAGTAGATGCTTCAGAATTAACTTTTATGTCAGAAGATGGCAATAGAAAGATTAGTAAGATTTGGTATTCTATCAATACTGCTAATAACAAGTCTGCCGTAGAGTTGATTTGGGACGGGGCTACAAATGCCACAGCGGCTTTTCTATCAGGAAACGGCTATTGGGATTTGAGACCAGCGGGAGATGAGATACCAAATAACGCAACTACACCTACTGGAGATGTACTTTTATCTACAAAAAATTTCGCAAATGGCGATAACTATACGATTATTATAGAGTTTAGGTAAAAAGTTTTATAAATATTATACAAAAGAGAGATTAAAAACATGAAACTAATTTCCGAAGAAGTATCAAATGCCGAATATTTGGTTGAAGAAACTAACGGCAAGAGAAATTACAAAATAAAAGGTATCTTTTTACAGGCCGAAATGAAGAACAGAAACGGCCGTGTTTACCCTATGGATGTACTTGAAAAAGAAGTATTAAGATACAATAAAGAATTCATCAATAAAAAGCGAGCATTCGGAGAATTAGGTCATCCTGACGGTCCTACAGTTAACTTAGAGCGAGTATCACACATGATTACTAAGTTACATCCAGATGGCAAAAACTTTATCGGTGAAGCAAAGATTATGGACACACCATACGGTAAGATTGTAAAAGGTCTTATTGATGAAGGCGCTCAATTGGGCGTATCTAGTCGTGGTATGGGGTCCCTAATACAGCGTAACGGTGCTAATTATGTCAAAGACGACTTTTATTTAGCTACTGCCGCTGATATTGTCGCAGACCCAAGCGCTCCTGACGCCTTTGTACAAGGTATCATGGAGAATAAAGAGTGGGTATGGGATAATGGTGTTCTTGTTGAAAAGGATATTGAAGCCTGGAAACAAGAAGTTCGAAGTGCGAAACAAAGAGCTTTAGAAGAAGCAAAACTAAAAGTCTTTGAATCGTTCATTAGAAAACTGTAGTTTTATAAA